TGCAATGGATTTGATGAATTTCTCAAACAAATGCCCTGCTTTTGCTTCCAATTCCTCAACAGAATATTTAGCGGTTTGTTTTATTTCTTCTTCGATTTCATCGAAAGTATTTGCCGCTGTCCACGAGGATGAAGCAACATCATATACCCACTCAACACCTTCCATAACACCTTTAACAAAAGCGTCTGGTGCAGAAGGATCAGCAACGATGTCTCCTGCAGTAGCCAGCATGAAATCTTTTTGTACTTCCATGATGCCGTCTTTGTTGGGTTTCATAGACCCCATACCACGAGATGAAATGCCCAGAACACCTTTTTCGTCCATGATGTTCTTGACGATTTTACCCATCGGGGTATCCATGATTTTTGCTCGGCCAACGATATTAGAACCGTCTGCCTTCAATTCGGTAAACATGTGCGATACACGATCAAGGTTAATAGTTGGTCCTGCAGGGTGACCTAATTCACCATATGCACGATTTTTCTTAACATAAGTTTCGTTGTATCGTTGAGTTTCTTTTTGTAGAACGTCTTTAGGGTACATACGACCATTACGGTTCTTAATATCACCTTGCATGATGATACCTTCGATGAAGTAATTTTTTTTACCTGTCTTCTCACCTTCTTCGTTGAGAACGTCTTCACAGATGTAATTTACTTCTTCATTAATTTCTTTAATTAGTAATGACATACCTTTCTCCTACTTACGAGTTTTGCTCATTGCGAAATCCATCATTTTCATGAATCCGTCTTGAGTCTTATTAATCGTATCAGCAAATTTCTTTTGATTTTGTTTGTTCAGTTTGTCGTACACTTGTACTAAGGCGCTAGCAGTAAACGCATCCACTTTTGATCGTGAACCGTCACCGAACTTAACTGTTTGCGCCCCTTTCTTTTTTACAATATTACGCAAACTATCAAGTACAGCCTCGTCTAATGATTCAAGTTCAGCATCAATTTGCTCATAAACTTCTTCATCTTCTTTTTCTGAACGATCCGCTTTTTTAGTTTTGTCCTTTTTTGCATCCTTTTCAGGCTTAGGCACTTTATAATCGTCAGGAAGATCTTTTTTGTCTACAAGGTGCTTATCAGCAAAGTTTTGCTCGTCAGGCGACTTAATTTTGTCTACTGTTTCGGCTGCGAACTGCTTAAAAGATTTCATTTTTAGTCCTCGGTTTCTAATTCAGTTTCTACAGGAGTCGCCTGTTCTGGTTCGGCAACATTGTACGTTGAATCATAGTGTGCTTGTAGCGCACTATCCATTTTTGATGCCATAACAGTATCGAATGAATTTTCGAAGCCTGTAGCATCTTTTTCAACAGCACTTTTAATCATATCTACGACATTACTCATTTTCACTTCTCCTATTTTTTCTTACAATTATTATTTATTAAAATCTGCATTTTAGAAAGATCCATCATCTTCGGGTTCTTGTTCTTCACCCTCATCGCTTTGTTGTTCATCACTGATTTGATCTTTCATCTTTTCAATTTCATCTTCGTTCATCATTAATACATTTTGTCTTACCCAATCTTCTGAGTAATATTTACCTGTGTATTCATCGATGTCACGAAGAATTTGTAATCTGTTTTGCAGAATTTCTGCAGTTTTCAATTCATCGAAATGATTATCAATCTGGAAATCATATCGTATGTTTTGTTTGATTTCGCTCCAATCCTCAGGCGAAATAACACCTTTCAAGATTAGTTGTTTTTCTAACACTTTGTCAAACAATATTGAAAATCTTGCACGTAATCTACGAATAAATTTCGAGAATTTAACTTCATCACGACTGATCTCTGATGCTCTACCTAACGAGAAACCTGAATCAGACTCTAATCGTGAAACAGGAACATTCAACGCTTTGTACAACCTTTTCTGGAAGTATAGTACATCTTCCATTTCACCTAGGTTTTGCCCACCTGGCAATGTTGTAATCTCTGTTCCTCTTCCGCCTTCTCTTCGTGGTAACCAGAAGTCATCAGTCATTGACATGTGTCTACGGTCATCACGTATTTCACCTGAAGTAGCATCGTATACAACACGATTCTTGTGTTTTGTCATCATATCACGTAAGTATTGTTCTGCCTTCATTTTAGGCAAGTTACCTACGTCAATATAAAACACTCTACGTTCTGGTGCTCTGGAAATACGATAAATTGTTACCGCATCTTCCATCATTCTTAATTGATTCAATGGTTTGTACGCTTTATGCAAGTGTGACAATACCAATGAATTGTTTTCATTCATCAAACCTGAGTTTGTATGAACAATTGAATCTTTAGCAATCTTCAAACCGGATGATGATGCGCCACCACTAATGCTTGAATTTTGTGTAGCATTAAATCCTTTTTCGTTATAGATATAATACTCATTTTTAATACGTTTTACGAACCCAGGATTACCTGTCGATCCGACTTTTTCTTTTTCATATTCACGAATCTTTCTAATCTTTCGTGGATCGATATAACGTAATTCTTGTATGCCTTTCTTTGGTGCAGTTTCGTCAATCAATATATGATAATTCAACCGCCCATCTACATACCATTTGGAGAAAATATCGTAACCTATGTTTGAGAAATCAAGCATTTGCAAAATTGTATCAAACTCTTCTCTGACTTTCTTCTTAATGCCATCAGATAGAGGCAAATCATCAGTAACACATTCAACAGGTTTTTCGTTGAATGTTACATTGACCGCCTCGTTTACAATATCATCTACAGCAGCAACAACTTCAGGTTGTTGCATCATTGTTCTATACTTTTGTACCAATTCCGCTTCGGATTTTGCAGCGCCTTCTAAATCAAGGAAACTACTGATTGCTCCGCCAGCGGCAGAAACATTAACCGCACCATCATCCTGGGTTGGTTCAACAAATGATTTTACATTCTTGTTTTCTTCTTCTTTTCTTTGAATTTGAAAACCAAAAAGTTCAATCGCCATTATATATACTCCTTAAAGAAGAGACAGGGGCATCATTGCCCCTTCTCGATTAAGCGTTAGTTCCGCCAGTTCCAGTGATGCCACCAACTACTTCCCAATAGTCCATTTCGAATGTTACATCAAATGTTTCAATCGCATCAGTTGTACTCCAATCTAATGCAATTTGTCCTACTGTTGATGGGTAAATGCCATTGAATTGATAAGTGCGAAGTTCAACACCCGTTTTAGAGTATTGTGTCACTTGCGCCTGCGCTTTGTATTGCGAAGGAGATGCTGTAGCCAATCCACGTAAGTTACCTTGATGTGAATTGATTGCTGCACTCCATTGTTCCATTGCATCACGAATGAGGAAATCCTCATCGTTGATAACAGTTACTGTCCATTGAGCAAAAGTTCTGTCACCTGCCAACTTGATCTTGCGACCAAAATAAGGAACTTCGATCACACCTAAAGTTGATTCTGGGATCTGAGTAGCCTGAACCATGAACGGCACTTTAATGTCTGATATACCAGTTACAGGGTTTGTAATCTGTACCTGGAAAAGAGACCCTTTAGCACCACCAGCGGTTAACTGGCTTCTCATCTCATTAATGTTGAAAGCCATTAGTTACTACTCCTTTATTGACCTATAATTTCGTTAAATTCTACACCAGTTCGTACTGCAACAAAGTTCAACTGGATGAAGTTAATGGAACGAGCAGGTTTAACGTAAATATCGCCGATAAATCTGTTTGTGTCAACGACTTCGCCGGTGTTGTTTGTGTCATCACAAACTACTTTGAAGTCATAAATTCCTCGTCTACCTTGAACATCACGTAAGAACGGTTCGATCATATTTCTGAAAGTCGCTCGTGTGAATTCATCATTGAACTCAAACAATGTACTCTTAGATGCTGCTGCAATCGCTTTTTCTAGCACAATGAACAATCTACGAACATTGATGCGGTCAAATGCGCTTGGATTCTTTTGCATCGTCTTATCACCGAATAAAATTGCACCAGAACCTGGCTCAATAATTACTGGATTTACATTGTTTTTGTATAACAAATCACGTTGAGTTTTGTTAGGGTTCAACTTAAGTTTTACAACATTCTTAATTTGACCTCTGCTGAAACCTGCAGGAGAGAACCAAGGATCTCTTTCATCATCAGTTCTTGCACAAGAACCTGCGATGTCTGCATTTAATGGTACCCAACGATAAACATCATTATACTTATCGTATTGATATTTATACCCGCTGTCCATGACGGAATATGAACTTCCCGATAATGCCGCTGCGAAATCAACGATTTCTTGTGCAGTATCATCTGTTAATTGAGGCGATACAAATGCAACACAATCCTTTCTGTATTCGGCAATATTGTCCATCACGTAATTAGCAACAGTTGAATTTGCTGGACCGGTTATAAGCAATGATACGTCAACATCTTCAGCACTTTTGTACAGATCCCAACCTTTCATTATCGCACCGAGTTCAGCGTTCTCAGCTGAACCATCTGCACCTAATGCCATAATTTCTGATTTACGACCTACTGCAGGAACTGATATTGCTCCAGTTGCAGTTACTATTTGATCGTCAGTAGGAGTTAAGTTTAATAAAGCATTAGTGTCACCTACTGCAACATCGGCGTAATTTGAATCGCCAAGAAGATCACCTAAGAATGAACTTGATCCATCAAAATATTTAGTGCCTTGTGTTAATGATACATTTTCGTAAGACTCTAGCACAGTTCCACTTGTTGCTGAGAATTGACCATCTTTGTCAAGTATTGCAACGTGAAGCCTGTTTGACTCTGGGGCAGCATCAAAGATTGATGAACCTTTCCAGAAATACTTATATGCAATGCCGGCATCGCCGGTGGTAGTGCCGTAAAACTTCTTGTCTAATGTTGCTGTGTAAAGATTGTCTGCAGCCGTGTATGTCCCACTAAGGATTTTAAACTCATCAACTTGACCTGTTAAAGCATTATCAACTTCGATAATGCCGCCTACCTCGAAAAACCCGCTTTGATTCGTAGTATTTGTTTGCAGGGTAACTCTATGATGCGCACCCATATTTGCTAAAGTACCTGTAAACGAAATTGTAACTGGTACGGTTGCAGTTGCATCAGCATATGTTGCCGCTAGTTTAAAGGTCGTATCGGTAACATCAACAACAAAATAATTTGTTCCTGCATCTAACCCACCAATCTCAATATCGTCTGCGTTGCCATCATGGTTTATAGAATATTGTACCATATCGCCAGTAGAAAGGCCGTGCGCAGTACCAGTTGTGATTGTTCCATCAGAATTAACTTCTGAACTGTCTGTTGGATCAAAATTGATAACCGTGCTACTTGAAATCACCGGCTCTGCTACAAATACTGCAGCTGTTGATCCTTGTGTTAATCTGACTCTAGCAGGATTTAATCCTGTTGCAGGTGCACCAGTCGCATTACTGTAACCGGTTGAATCACACACAATAACTTCTAGAGAGTTTCCTAACTCTCCACGATATTTTGCACGAAAATCGCCAATCGCATCACTAGAAGCTGGATCATCACTATCAGTGCTTCGTGCGACATACGCATCTTCATCATCAATACGTGTTACATATAATGCATCACTGTAGGCTAAAAAATTTGCTGCTGAAAAGAATGATTCACAGTTTGACCATGGCGTTGATCCGCCTTTAGTATAAGGTTTTCCAAACCTAGAAACCAGATCTACCTCTGAACTGAGAAGCACTCTTTCATTTGTTGGTCCCCAACGAAAAGTACCAACAAAGGCACCCTCACTAGTTGCAACAGCAGGCACAGCATTAGTTAAATCGATTTCGCTGACATTTATGCCTGGACTTAGTTGAAAAGCCATTTGTCATTTCTCCCTTGTTTATTATAAGTTAATACTTTTTCAAGTT